ACCTGATGTTATTGTTCCTGTAATAGCTGAAACTGTGCCGCCTTTAACTTGATCTGTGCCTGTTTCGTGTTGATAGTATGTTGAGATACCATCTGTGTTTCCTTGTACGTATGTAGAGGAACTAGATCCTTCAACACCATCAGCATCATATTCTAATGCATGTGGATTACCAAATACTGCAGAGTCTGCCCATGCTGTTCTAGATAGTGTGCCCACCGTCCACACAGGTCTTTGTGGTTGTGAGTCAAAGTAATTGTAACAAACCATCTTGTTAACCACACCAGAGTTAGCTGTTGGATAGAACCACATAATCTCACCAAACAAGTTATTAAGTCCTGCACTAATCATCTGATTACCAGAATCTAAATTAATATCGTCGTATACAAAGTCTTCTACTAAACAAGGTAGTGATTGTAGTGCACCAGCATATTTAAAGAAACCATTCTCTGACATCCAGTATGCAGCGCCATCTACCTCCACTGCTGCATTCTTACCTACAAGACCACAGTTCGTTCCAACCTGTACGAAAGCAAATGTAAAAGGTTGACCAACAAAACGCATTAAGAATAACGCTGTGTCTGTGTAAACGT